TCTCATGCACCACCCCTACTGCCTTGGATATTGATTCGTCATCGAAGTTCACTTCATCCATGACGTCATTGACTTGGCGGCTCAATGGCGTTGCCAAGGGAGCAATCTTGGAAACTGCGACTGCTTCGCCCACCTTGGGTTCAGCCGTGGAGTAACCCGGCGCCAATACGTATACGCCATTGTCGCTGAGAAAGTAAGTGAACGGTCCCTGTTGGGCTATGCTTCGTCTCGCCACGCACCCATATTGGCGCGTCACCTCGGTATGTACCGCAGTGGAAGTGTTGCGTATGCCATTCAACATATGAATGCTGCGCCTGTTGAACACGATCAACTGGTCATCGAAATAAGGAATTGCCGCCAAGACGTAATCCGCGCTGCCCTTGTTCATGTAGAACTCGCTGTCCACGACGTACTCGTTGTCATCGAGTATATCGCTCATCACGATGGTCTGCGTATTGTTTCCAACTCCCGAATCCACCGTATCCGAAGTGGGAACTATCAAGCGATTCGACGAATACACGCCCCAATCCGCTTCGGGACATGCGTTGGTAGCAGAAGCAGTGGTGGTCTTCGCGGCAAAGACAGTATCCACCGTACCGTTGCCGTCGCTGTCGGTGAAGCTTCCGTCCCACTCCAAGGGGCGAGCGCCTTTTCTGAAAATGAATACCTTGTCGTTAGCCTGCAACACGCTCGCGTCCATTGCGTCAGTCACCACGGTTTGTATGGTATGCGTACCCGCCCCCGTACTGGTGATGTTTATCGCAGTGCCTGCCTTCGCGTTTGCAAGCGTGGTGGCTAACTTTATCGTGCTACTGCTCGCGTTTATGACGTAATAGGTGGTCAATACCGCAAGTCCTCCGGGTATCGTGTCAGTGGTGCTGACCTCCACCGCATCGCCCGTTTGGTATTTATGCGAACTCTCCGTGAAAACTTCGGTCGAAGTATTTATGTCACTAGTGGCAAAGGTGGCTGAATAGTAATCGACGTAGACGTCATAGCTTTTCGTCGCCAACCTATCTCCACCCTCGGTCAGCAAATAAGAACCGTCCTCCGCCAGTATCTCGTCGGATTCAGTGTTCCTGTAAAAGAGCAGAGCCTTGGTTTTTGTCGCAGCCAACAAGTAATCCCTGTTGCTTGCGTCAACGTCGCTGACCACCCCTGATGCAAATACCTCGTCAACTCCCGACGAGTAACTGAAGGTAAAGGTGGAACCCGCCTTGAACTCCAACCCTTTTCTCACAGTGGCCTTGCCACCGTCGAAACGCATGTTCTCCGAAGTCTCCACCATCCCTTGACTCAGCATCGTGGGGTCAGTGTAGCTATCCAATCCGACGAAGGTGCCGTCGCCATCCACGTCGATGGGATCGTCAAGACGCCCCGTGGAGCGTTGCCAACTGCCGTATTGGGAGAACGCCATGTATCAACCTATCCAAGAAGGTTTGGATTTCTTCGTGTAAGCGGCAGGTTCTGTATCAATAAACTGAGGCTTGTCTGGAACTAATTCGAATAGTTCGTCTTTTGATGCATCTTCGTACTGGATTTTGTTCTTATCCAAGTACGATTTGATTTCCGCCTTTGTACTTGAGTCAGTGGGATGCGTGTCATGTTGCGCGTCATGTTCTGCCTTCTTTGCCTTGTATGCGTCAATTTCACTCTTCCTTTCCCCTTCCTTGCGCTTCTCTTCTTCATCCCAATCCAATCTTTCGGATTTAGCTATATCCTTTATCTTGATGTATTCTTCACCCGTAAGTTTCTCCAATGCGCGAATTACCTTCATCATATCCACCGCAACTTCCTTGCCAACAAACACGTTCTTGGCGGCATAACTCCATGCCATCGGATCGGAGCGCTCACCCAATAGCTCGAAATTGTGTGGCGATAGTGTTGCTATGTTGCCCGCCTCGTCACGAACCTTTAATTCACTTGTACTAACGTCTTGAGCGTATAACACCACCCCATTGGTAACGCTTGCCGCAGGCGCAGTACCATTGAATAGGCACAAATTGCCCACGGATGAAGCGGGAGTCGCCGTACCACCAAGCAACATATTGCCCTTGGAGTCGATACGCATACGCTCAGTTACTGCCTCCGCTCCGTCAGCGGTAGTTTGAAATACTAACCGACCGGGCATGTCACCGTCTCCGGGGGTGCCGTCCACTTGAGCGCGGATATGAGCGGCAAGCGCCCATGAATTACCATCGGCTCCCTTAAACATTATGTCACCCAATACATCACCATCAGACACTACGGTAAATGCTCCTACGGTACTTCCTCTGCTTTTAAGAAAATTGATGCCCGGTCCTGATGAATCCGCGCCCGGAAATCTTTCCAAGGATGCGGTAAAATCACTATTTGCCACATGGAAAGGACTAATCGGAGAGGTTGCCCCCATACCGACTTTGCCGTTGGCGTCGATCCGCACTTTCTCGTCAGACACTCCACCGCCATCGACACGCAACGCTATGAACGAAGAAGACCGCTCGTCGTTGACGTCAGTGGCTATTATCATCTCCCCATTGTCGCTCAACTGAATCGTACCGTCCGTGTTGTTGGTTTCATCTGTAAAAGTTATAGTGGGTTCGGCATCACTAATATGCAGGTCCGACGCAGGTGAGGCTGTCCCCACTCCCAATCTCGCGTTCGAGGTATCTATCTTGACAGGTTCAGCCGTAGTGTTGCCTGCCCCGATCCCAATACCCTTTCCTATGTTAAGCGCGGTAATCTTCTTTGTCGTGCCAGTCGCAGCGTCGGTGGTGTCGCTAACGTCCACCACTGGGATCATGTCGGTCGCAGCAGGAGCCGCGCTCAGTTCTGTCAATGCAGTTATTTTCTTCGTACTCATAAGTGTGTCTCCTTATACGCTTGCGACGAATATTTCCATGTCACAAGACGCTGTGTCGGCATCTGCGGTTACGTTCACCAAGTCACCCAAGGAAAGCGTCAAGCCAGTGCCATCTATCGCATCCATCGTGTCCACGACGCCTCCCGCGTTATCGCCCGGATATATGAAAGAGTGACCCCCATCCAACTTGATGGCGAACTCATCGTCATTCTCGTTCTTGAACGTCAATACTATGAAGTTGGTGTCATCCAAGTTGGTGAAACGCATGTAGCGAACGTCACCCTCCAAGAAAGTTCCAGAACTAATCGCTGACGCATGAAACGCAATGACCTCCGCCTCCGTGGTGGTCACCGTTACTATACGCTTTGATACCTCGTTTACCGAAGCAATGGTCTTTGTGTTCGTGGCTCCTTGCTCCACTCCGTTAAGTTCTATGCTCTCCTTCACGGTGAGCGTGAGCGTTGCCGCTGTAATCGTACTAGTCATAATTTATTTCTCCGCAATTTTTTCAGCAAGTCGCTGTATTTCCTTGTGCGTGTCATTTTCCAACGCGCCTATCTTGTCATAAATCTTTCGGGCGTCACCACGCCTGTCTTCGTCAGCCTTCAAAAGCCCTTGATGGTTTTCCTCCACCCGCTTGCGCCACTCCTTGTCCGCGACGTTGTTCTTTCCTATGTCCACTATGGCCGCTGACAGTCGCGTGTTCAGATCATCGAGATCGCTTTCGACGCCCTCTATGCGGGCATGTTCTTTCTTCAATGCCCACGCAATGACTGCGATAACCACTCCTGCCGCCAATACGATATAGTCACTATACTCACTCAACACTTCGTCCTCCTTTCGAGATCAAGTGACTTTCTATGCGGGCAATGGCATCCTTCATTTCCTCTATATGAGCGAACAAAGTACGGTTGGTTGCTTCCGCGCCGCCCTTTGCTTCAGCGAAACGTATGCTCAATTTATTCAAATCCAACGCAGAACGCCTTATATCGGCAGCTTGTGTCTTCCATAAATAACTCAATACGCCCATCGCACCTATCAGTATAAGCTCGATTACGCCTATGTCCACACCTTCCATCATTTCATCAACTCAAGTATGAGGAATACGGTGATTGCCAGACCAATAATTACAAGCGAGCGACCCCGCTTGTCTAGCTTGGTGAACTCATGTATCAGTTTTTTCAGTAGTTCCATTGGAGTGCTTCTTGTGAATGTATCTTGTGTAAATGATTGGAATCAAGTTCCATAATACTAGAAATATCAAACATAGTTTCACGAATCCGATCACACCGTCTATTGCCTCGTCCACGAAACCTTTCTGTTTGCCCGTTGCCGCAGCTAACATACCCTCCACGTCACCACGACTGATTGCGGTGATGGTGTCCTTTGCGTCCTGCAATTCCTCGTCACCCGCCAAGAGTTGCCCCGTCGCGGCTCCCGCCCCCGCTCCGATTGCTCCGCCAACTGGCCCCGCAATAGCTCCCGCTCCACCTCCTATGACTGCGCCCGCAGTAGGATACAACGCGCGAAACGAGCATCCTCCAAGGAATAGCAGGGATATGGCGAACAAGTAGTTCATTAACTGCTAATCCAATTTGTATCCAAATCAACTAACCCGCTTGTGAATAATTGATCACACTTCCATTCCCCTGAAGTTTTAACGGGAAAAATGTATTTACCGTGGTCTGCGTGTGACTCGTTATCCACTTGGGATATTTCGGCATACGTCGTGGTATTTCCGTTTTCAGACGGAATACCAAGAGAACCCATGACCGTAGCATGGCATGTGTTCCAGTCCGATTCAGTGCTATATAGTTTAAATTTCACTATGAATCCGTTATGCCATATTTAGCGTCTAGATATGACTCAATTACTCCCCTGTCAGTGTCACCAAGAGATTCATTGAAAATAAGAGTTTCTGCAACTCTTGCGGCGGCGGAGAAAACCCAATTTACACCCCCTAAAAGCCTTATATCCAAACTACTTGGAACATCTGCTGACGTAAAATCCTGAACTGCCGTACCATCAACGTGAGCGCGACACCCCAACTCATCGGAATTATCGTAGTTTCGCACCTCGAACCAATGGTCATAACCCTCGAAAGCTCTTGAGGAAGTAAAAAGCGTGGTATTACCATGATCCTGATCCATGAACTGTATCTTATTGTTAACAGAGGGACTGGAATAGCCGATATTGAAGCCACCACTACCCCCGTCTTCACTCCATAAATTTGCCATCACATACCCATTCCCGTAAACATGTCCCGCATTATAAAAATTCCACGATTTTTCGCCTGCCGTCAGAGTTGCGGTAGATGATCCGTCAGCATTATAAACTGCGGCCTTACCTTGCGCCCAAGCAGAAAAAGCGGGGATGTCCACGGAAGGCATTGTACCTCCTTTAAGCCCTCCTTCATTAAAGTCTAGTTGATGTGTCGCGGAGGCTTGCTTCAGTGAATAGTTTCCCGTTCTGTCCTTCCATAGACCTGTGCCTGAAACCGTATCACCAGTAGACCACCCACTACTACCATCACCATTGCCGTTCATATCAGAGGCATCCCAGTGAGCCAAAGGCACAACGGATATACCGTAGGTGCTGTCCAGATCATAAGCAGAACTACTTGCGGACGCAGAAGCAGCAGGTGCGGCGGCAAATGCACCACCTCTCGCATAGCGAGCCGTTACGCAAGGCAAGCTCAACACTACTCAATCGTCACTCCGATTCGCATCGTGATACCCGCAGCGGTATGAGTGGGAGTAGCGCTTCCACGCAACACTCCGCCAACGTATATCTTGTCGTCGGTGCTGATAAATGGAATCGGAGCAAAGGCAGAAGGACGTATCACTTTGCACCCAATCATGTCTTCATAGGTCGCCCCGGTATCTACGTAGCCCAGTATCGTCGCAGCGTGAGCATCCGTTATGCTGACTGCGGAATTCACCGTACCCAAGGATGCCGAAGAACTGTCGCTGAAAAACACGGAAATCTGATTGCCGTTGTCATCCTTGTCTAGCAAAGCGAAGTTATTTATTGTCCCCCTCACTGGACGAGCAGCAGACGCTCCCGCGCCTAAAGTCAATGCCCCGAAGTTGAACAATACGTCATTTTGAGCGTATGCGCTCGTGTCGCAGGTCGGAGTGTGGTCCAAGACCAACGTCATGAAGTTCGTTATACGTTGAGTTGCCATTAATATATCCTGTTCTGTTGATTAACGTGTGTAATTATCTTTGAATGCGGTTGTTGGTCTTGCTGTCGCTCCAACCTATCCAACTCATTTAACATCATTTGTTCCGCTATACCTAACGCATTGTTGCTTTTGTCATGTTGGTTTATGCCCAACATCATGTCAGCATATGCTCCATGCGCAGCATATTCCTTGAATAGATACGGCAAATCGGTGGAGGTCGTGGTATAGTCCTTGAAGCGTTTGCGGAAATGCACGAACACTGGTGTCGAGTCCGACTTGTTTTGTATCAATGCGCCATCGGCATTCAAACGAAAAGGCAACTCCTCTGGATATGCCGACTTCCAAGGATCGCTCTTGTATATGGCGAAGAAGTCTCCGACAAACGGGTCAGCCCCCTCGTAGTCCACCGTAAAGTTTAGGTTTGCCGTTGCTTGGGCGCCACTTCCGCCTCCTCCGCTTAACGTCACGGTGGGAGCAGTCGAATAGTTACTCCCTCCGTCCGTAAGCAAAATACTATTTACCGCGCCATCGTTTATTGTGGACGTGGCAGTTGCTCCG